TTATTTAATATGTGGATTACAACAAGATCCAAGTTCTGACAGACCAGAGAAAAATGCGCCTGTCCAAACTGTGGTTGAGAGATATACTCAACTTAAAGCAGTAAGCTATGTTGATGAAATTATCCCTTATTCAACTGAAAGAGATCTAGAAGATATTCTTGAAATGTACACAATCCATGTACGAATATTAGGAGAGGAATATCGCGATAAAGATTTTACTGGTAAAGACATATGCCGTAAACGAGACATAGACCTTTACTTTAATAAGCGAGACCATCGTTTTAGTAGTAGTGGTTTGAGGCAGAGAGTTTGTGACCAAGAAAAGAAATATGAGTACTAATTATGAGTGATGATAAAATTGCACAACATTTAAATATGAGACCTTTGGAAGAAGCAGAGGAAGAAAAACAAGAAATTTTAGATGAACTCAATCCGGATAAATTACCCAATTTGCCGGCGAATGCATTTTCAACAAATGACGAAGTCACAAATTTACCAGTAGAGAAACAAGCTGGCGAATTAGTTCCAGCAGACGAACTTGCTCAAGAAAATTTAAAAGACATTGAATTAGCAAAAGCCAATATTGAGAATATTATTGGTTTAGGTGATAGTGCAGTTAAAGAAATGGTTGAAATTGCAAAACAATCAGAATCACCAAGAGCATTTGAAGTTGTATCTACTTTAATGAAAACTCTACTAGACGCAAACAAAGATTATGTTGAAATGTCAACAAAGAAAAGATATGCAAAAGAAGAACAAGCACCTTCTACACAAGTCACAAATAATAACCTTATTGTATCCACTGCAGACCTACTCAAAATGATTAAGGATAGTGGAGAAGATGGATAAAGGTTACTTAGGTAATACCTACCTTAAAAAGGCTGGCGAAGAAATTGAATTTACGCCTGAGCTTTTAAAGGAATTTGTAAAGTGTTCTAAGGACCCAATATACTTTGCAGAAAATTATATTAAAATCGTACATGTTGATAAAGGTCTAGTGCCTCTTAAAATGTATGATTATCAAAAAGATATTACAGAAAAGATTACAAACAATAGACGTGTTGCTGTATTGACAGCAAGACAGAGTGGAAAAACTACAACAGCTGTTGGAGTTATTTTACATTATATTTTATTTAATGAACACAAAACAGTTGCTATTCTTGCTAATAAAGGTGATGCTGCAAGAGAAGTTCTTTCAAGAGTTCAACTTGCTTATGAAGCTTTGCCTAAATGGATGCAACAAGGTGTAGAAGAATGGAATAAAGGTAATATTACCTTAGAGAATGGTTGCAAAATATATGCTGGTACGACCACATCATCAGCAATTAGAGGTAAATCTATCAGTTTCCTCTATCTTGACGAGGTGGCATTTATTGAAGGCTTTGATGAGTTTTTTGCTTCGGTATATCCGACAATCTCATCTGGTGAAACTACAAAGCTATTAATGACTTCTACTCCTAATGGGTTAAACCACTTTTGGAAAACATGTAAAGGTGCTGAAGAAAAGACTAATGGTTATGAATATGTAAAGGTGATGTGGTATGATGTTCCAGGACGTGATGAAAAATGGCGTAAGGAAACAATCGAGGCACTTGACCATGATGAAGAAAAGTTTAACCAAGAATACTGCTGTGAATTTATTGGAAGCTCTGGTACGCTGATTAGTGGTGCCAAATTGAAACAGCTTCTACATTCCAAACCACTGGTAGAAAGTGAAAACATTTACCAATATGAAGCTCCAGTGGAAGGTCATGCATATGTGATAACTGTTGATGTATCTAGAGGAAAAGGCCTTGACTACTCAACATTTACGGTATTTGATGTGACCGAAATGCCTTATAAGCAGGTTTGTACATATAGAGATAACTATATTAGTCCGGTTGATTTTGCCTCTATTATATATAGAATAGGGCTCATGTATAATGAGGGTGCTATATTAGTTGAAACTAACGACATTGGCGAACAAGTTTCAGATGTACTCTTAATGGACTACGGCTATGAAAATCTTCTATTCACCGAACGCGCTGGTAGACAGGGCAAAAGAATATCAGGTGGATTTGGAAGAGGTACAGATAATGGAATAAGAACAACAAAAAGTGTTAAACAAAAAGGTTGTTCGATACTTAAAATGTTAGTTGAACAAAATCAACTCATTTTAGTAGATTATAACACAATACAGGAGTTATCACGCTTTTCAAAGAAAGGATATTCTTACGAAGCTGAACCCGGTTTTCACGACGACCTTGTCATGAACCTAGTCATCTTTGCATGGCTAACTGATGACAGATTTTTTAGAGAACTGACAGATATAAACACCTTGGCACAATTAAGAGAAAAGACCGAGGAACAGCTAAATGAAGAATTACTTCCCTTTGGATTTATTGATACAGGTGAACCAATAGGAGATGAACACGGTTGGGTAGATGTATCCAATCGTTCATTTGAGGTATAAACTTTATTTTTTATAAATAAAGGTGATAACTGATTATTAAAATAGGTTTTAAATAGATAATATTAAAGGAGAAATAATATGGCTTTTTCCGTAAGTCCTTCCGTAATAATTCGTGAAGTGGACGCATCAACAGCGGTACCGGCCATCGCAACACCACCTGCCGCTATTGCAGGTGTATTTAGATGGGGTCCTGTAGGCGAAGCAATCCTTGTTTCTTCGGAGAATGAATTAGTAAGTCGTTTTGGTGAACCAACCAATGATAACTATGAAACATTTTTCGTTGCAGCAGATTACCTTTCGTATGCAAATGCATTATATGTAGCTCGTGTTGATAATGGCGCAGTTACAGCTTCTGCTTCTGATACTTCAAATGCAAACACACAACTCCACACTTTCGGTGGTTTTGATGCATTGTATCCAGGCGCATTAGGTAATTCCATTGATGTTGCGTATGTCAAATCTGAGGATTTCTCAGATGTACTGATTGAAGTTTCTGACATTACTGCTTCAAGAATAACTGGAAACACACAAATTTCACAAACAATATCTTTCAATAGTAACACTACTTCATTTGAAGTTGTTCCTAATGACAGATTAACAGTTGCCGATATTAACGTAGGTGATATAATTAGAATTGGTAACGACTCTGTCGGTTATCAAGAACTTTCTTTATCTGCTATTACTGAAAGCTCACTAGATAGTGCCGGCGATCCGACATCAAACACTTCATTGATTACATCATATGAATATGCTTTCACATTTGCTTCAAATTACTTATTGACTGAAACAGATTTAAGTAAACTTTCACTTGAAAGAAAATGGAAACATTCAGGCGTATTTGGTAAAGCACCTCAAACTGATAACTATCATATTGCAGTCGTTGATACAGATGGTTCAATTACAGGTGAAACAAATGGTATTATAGAGCTCTTCTCAGATGTCTCTACAACTGCCGGAGCAAGATTATCTGATGGTACAACAAACTACTACGTAGATGTTATTGACCAAAGATCAAATTTTGTTCAAGTTGCAAATACTGCACACTTTGAATCAAAAACAATTGCGTATGAAAGTCTTGCAAATGGTACAGATGGTACTTCTGAAAGTGCAACTGGTCTAGGTGCTCTTGCTGAAGGGTATGATCTTTTTGCAAATTCAAACGAAATTGATGTTTCATTTGTTCTCCAAGGTAAAGGTGATAATGCTGGTAATCTTGCAAATTACATTATTTCTAATGTCACAGATTCCAGAAAAGATGCTGTTGCATTTATTTCACCATCTAAGGAAGCAGTTGTTGATGAAAACAAAACAAATGCTAAACTTACAAACGTAATTGCATATAGAAACGCACTTCAGAACAGTTCATACTGGTTTATGGATTCTGGTTACAAATATAGATACGACAAGTACAATGATGTATACAGATATGTCCCATTAAATGGTGACATGGCTGGTCTTGCTTCTCGTGTTGAACCTTATGAATCCCCTGCCGGTTTCCGTAAAGGTGTAATTAAAAATGTAGTTAAACTTGCTTTCAACCCAAATAAAGCACAGAGAGACCAACTTTACAGTGCAGAGGTAAACCCAGTAATGAGTCAAGTGGGACAAGGTATTGTTCTATTCGGTGATAAAACTGGTTTAGGTTTACCAAGTGCATTTGGTTCATTGAATGTAAGAAGACTATTCATTGCTGTTGAAAAAGTAATTGCTAATACAGCTGAATCATTCTTATTTGAATTGAATGATGAATTCTCACAAACACAGTTCAAAAATATTGTTGAACCATTCTTGAGAGACATTCAAGGAAGAAGAGGCATTGTTGATTTCAGAGTAATTTCTGATAGCACAGTAAACACACCAGCTGTGGTGGATCAGGGTAAATTTAGAGCCAATATCTTCATTAAACCAGCTCGTTCTATTAATGTAATCGAACTTACATTTGTTGCAACAAGAAGTGGTATTGAATTTGAAGAAATCGTGGGTTCTATTTAATAGAATAAATAATTAAAAGATAATTAGGAGAAACGAGAATGGCATTTAATATTAACGAGTTTAAATCACAATTAGTAGGTGGTGGTGCTCGGTCTTCCCTTTTCCAAGTGCAAATACTCAATCCTGTAGCTCCTGAGGCAGATTTTAAAGTCCCATTTATGGTAAGAACAGCTGGTATTCCAGCTTCTAACATAGGGTCTTTTGAGGTACCTTATTTCGGTCGTAATATCAAATATGCTGGAGACAGAACATTTGATGACTGGACAGTTACAGTAATTAATGATGAGGATTTTATTGTAAGAAACGGCATGGAGGCATGGATGAACGCTATCAATACTCACGATAGTAATGTTCGATCATTACCTCAGGATTATAAATCCAATGCCGTAATTACACAATATAGCAAAGATGGTGATGCAATCAGATCATATGTATTTGAAGGCATGTATCCAATAACTCTTGACCAAATTGATATGGACTGGTCAAATGTTGATGCTATAGAGGAATTCGGTGTGACATTTGCATACGACTTCTGGAGAGTTGAAGGCAGCACTGGAATTCCAACTACATAATTTAAAAAGGTGATATTTTGAAAATTTTTGGCTTTGAAATAAAGAGGGCCGGAGATGAAATCGAAAACGTACCGGTTTCATTTGCAGAGCCCTTAAATGATGATGGTGCAATTACAGTAGGTAATGCGCTAGGTGGTTTTTATAATACTATTTTGGATATGGAAGGTTCGGCAAAAACCGAATCTGAGTTAATTACAAAATATAGACACATGGCGATGCAGCCTGAAATTAGTCAGGCAGTTGATGACATCGTAAATGAGGCAATTAGTATTGATACTAATGACTCAGTAGTTGAAATTTCGTTGGGTGAAACTCAACTGCCCGAAAAGGTAAAAACTAAAATAACTGATGAATTTGATAACATATTATCATTATTAGATTTTACAAATAATGCTTATGATATGTTCCAAAAATTCTATGTTGATGGTAGATTAAATTATCATATCATCATTGATGAAGAAAATGTCAAGAAAGGCATTATTGAATTAAGGTATGTTGATCCTCGAAAGATTAAATTAATACGAGAGGTCGACAAGAAAGGAAAAGATAAACACTCTGGCGTTCCGACAAAAAGAGTAAAAAATGAATACTTTATGTATTCAGATACGGGATTCCAGAATACAAGCACTGGTGGTGTTGGTTCACCGGTTCCTGGTGGAACTACAGGCTTTAAAATTGCGAAGGATTCTATTGCTAGAGTTACTTCAGGATTAATGAATGAGAATAACAGTTTAGTGTTATCTCATTTACATCCATCAATTAAAGCTCTGAATCAACTTCGCATGCTTGAAGACGCTACGGTCATTTATACATTGACTCGAGCACCGGAAAGGCGAATATTCTATATTGATGTAGGTAACTTGCCAAAAAATAAGGCTGAACAATATCTTCGCGATATGATGTCCAGACACAAAAACAAGTTACAATACAATTCGTCAACAGGTGAAATAACAGATGCTCGTAAAATGTTGACAATGACAGAGGACTTTTGGTTCCCACGTAGAGGTGGTGAAAGGTCAACTGAGGTTGACACACTAGCTGGAGGTGCTGCTCAGGCTTTGAGTACAGATGAGAACCTTCAGTATTTTCAACGTAAATTATATAAAGCGTTGAAGGTACCTCTAACAAGATTGGAACCAGAAACACAAGCGACTTTTGGTCGTGCGTCTGAGATTACTCGTGATGAACTTAAATTTGGTAAGTTTATTCGTAGAGTAAGAACAAGGTTTTCTTGGCTATTCAATATAATGTTAGAAAAACAATTGGTATTAAAAGGAGTTTTAACACCGGAAGAATTTAACGAAATTAGAAATCAAATACGATATGATTTTGTAAAGGATAACTATTTTGAAGAATTGAAAGAAGCTGAGATTTTAAGAGAAAGATTAACAACATTGAGAGATGTAGCAGATTATACAGGCAAATATTTCTCTCACCAGTGGATTGTTAAAAATGTCTTACAGATGACTGATGTCCAGGCAAAAGATATGGAAGACGAAATTGAACAAGAAAGAGCTGCTGGTGCATTTGATGATGAAGATCAAGGTTTTTAATAAATAGTTAAATAGAATTAAATAGGGACTCAATATGAAACAATTTAAAGACATTCTTTCCGAGGTAGGCCAACCTAAGGCACCTGAAGAAAAGAGATTTAAAGGACAACATGAGATTGAGAAAATCGATCATCCTGTTGCTTTAGATCATCAATTCACAGGTGACATCGATGGTCTTACGCCAAAGAAACGCCCGGCAGATAATGCCAAAGGTGACGATGCAAAAGCATACGACCAAGCCTACAAAAAGAAAGTTTCTCAAACTCTACCTAAAAGAGGTAATACAATCGTTGTCGATGATGAAGAACTTACTGATGACTACGATTGGTCTGAAGAGCAATTGAACGCTCTTGCAGAAGCATTAGACAATTATGATTTAGAAGATCTTACAGAAGAAGAGATTGATGAAGTTATAGGTCGTGCCGCAAAAGCAATTGGTAGAGGTATTAAACGACAAACAATTGACAGATTTACAACTTCTGGTCAAGCAGATAGAGCTGAAAGACAAGCAGATAAGCTAGAAAAGAAAATGAAAGCTAAAGAACGCTTGAAAAAGGCTCAGGAAAGATTAGAAAAAGCTAAAGAGGCAATTCAAAAGGCTAAAGAAGCCGAAAGAAATGCTCAAAGATCTGAAAGTGTTGAATATCAATCCATTACTGAAATCCTTGGTTTTAAAAACAAGAAACCTGAGAACATGGGTGATGAAGATCCTAATGACGCTCCAGAACAAGAAGAAGGTTATAATGAATCAGCATGTGTTGAGGATATGATAAAACTTCATGCTTCTGGTTGTTCCAAACACGAAATGTATGAAAAAATCAAAGAAAAGTATGGCTGTTCAAAGTCAACTTTTGAAGGTTTATATGCTTCAAACTGTATGGGCGAAGAGGAAAAAGTTGAGGAAGAAACTGAAACAGACTCAGCTGATACTCTTGATGCTCAACCAGATGAAGCTCCAAAAGTAAAACAAGACAAACTATCACCTTCAGCTGTTGAAATCGGTGTGTCTGGTGGCAGAAAAATTAAAGTGACATTTAAAGAAATGTTAGATAAAATCAGCACAGAGGAAGAACTTCTAGAGAGTCCCCAAGAAGAAATTCCAATGATGATGAAACAACTACATTTCATTTGTTATGCTTCAGAAGAAATACAAGAATATTTAAAGAGTGGTGTTGACCCAGAAGAGTGGTGGCAAAATAAACTTGCTAGTGTATTTAGTAATGTTAAATCACTTTATGCATGGTCCAAAGGTGACCAACTTTCAAATCCAAAACCTAGCCCAATGTCAGCAGCAGCAATGTTTGATAAAGCAGGTATTTTAGGATTTGCAGAATCTACAAATAAAGAACTTGAAGAATCATCAATTAAAATATCTGGTTCAAGAGTCACAGCAAGACCAGGCCAAGCCAAACTTGATAATGGTAAAAGAATAAAGGTTGACAAAGATCAGGCTAAATTATTAACAGATTTCTTTAAACAGTTAAATACAAGAGATGCCAAAGATATGGCTGGTAAACTATTAAACGATGAAGAATCATATAATGAAGTTCTTCAATTTGCAGAAATAACTGTTGGTTAAGGGTATAAATAATACTTAAATAGGTACAATTATGAAACTTATATCAGAATACACAGAAGATTGCGAGATTATTACCGAGGCTGCCGAGAACGGCAAGAAATCCTTCTTTATTGAAGGTATCTTCATGCAAGGTGATATTAAAAATCGCAATGGCAGAGTTTATCCTTGCGACACTTTGGAAAAAGAAATGAATCGTTACTCAAAAGATTTCATTGAAACAAAAAGAGCGCTAGGTGAATTAGGACATCCCGATGGTCCAACAATCAACGGAGATCGTGTGTCACATTTAATTACAGAAATGAGACGCGATGGAAATAATTTCTATGGTAAGGCTAAGATTCTTGGCACACCAATGGGAGAAATTGTTAAAACGTTCATAGACGAAGGAGTAAAGATTGGAGTTTCGACTCGAGGTCTTGGTTCAGTAAAACAACTAAAAGATGGCGTAATGCAAGTTCAAGAAGACTTTCATTTATCTACAGTTGATATTGTAACAGATCCTTCTGCTCCTGATGCCTTTGTAAATGGCATTATGGAGAATAGAGAGTATTACTATGATATTGCTTCAAACACTTGGAGAGCTCAAGAAATAGCTGATGTTATTGATGAGATTGTAGAAGAGGTCGAAAAGAAAGTAAATCGTGTAGTACGAAAAATTGATGAAGAAACGGCAACAACAATGTTTGAAACATTTATCCGTACTTTAAGAAACTCATAAATTATAAATAAAAACAGTCAAATTATAAATTGTTTTAAAAATTAATTGTTATAACAAATTAAAGGAGAAATAACAATGGCAGATGAAAAAAATTCATTCGTAGCCGACGACGGAATTTCTAGTGTTCCTTCACCTATTTCACCAGAAGGTGGAGAAGGTAAAAAGGACAAGTTAAAGAAAACCGCTGAAGACAAGCCTAAAGATGCAGTCGAACCTAAAAAAGTAGTTCCTGGCCAAGAAAAGGCCGGTGAACCTGTACCTACTGCGGAAGAGGTTGAAACAGAAGAAGTTGAAACAATCGAAGAGGTTGTTGTAGAATCTTCTATCGCTTCAGTAATCGAAGGCGAAGACTTATCCGAAGAGTTCAAGAACAAAATTAGTGTTGTTTTTGACGCAGCTGTTAACGAAGAAGTTAGCAAAAGAACAGAAACACTTAAAGAAGAATTAGAAGAGTCACTTGATAAAGAGTTATCAGAAGCAGTTGAGTCCAGAATGGACGAAGTTGTTGAGAACGTAGACAAGTATCTCGACTATGTTGTTCAAGAGTGGACAAAGGAAAACGAAATTGCAATCGAAAGTGGTATTAAGGTTGAAATGGCTGAATCATTAATGAATGGTTTAAAAGGTCTTTTCACAGAACACAATATTACTGTTGAAGGCGAAAGCGTTGACATTGTTTCAGAACTCGAAACACAAGTTTCAGACCTTGAATCAAAGAGCAATGAACTCGTAAATGAGAACATTGACCTACAGAGAGAAATCTCATCTTTCAAGGCAGAAAAAATATTTGACGAGCTTTCAGAAGGTTTATCTGAGAATCAGGTAGAGCGTTTGAAAGTATTGTCTGAAAAGCTTGATATTGAAGATTTAGAGTCTTATACCGAGAATCTTCAAGTAATTAAGGAGTCATTCTTTTCAAGCAAACCAGCTGTGGAAACACAATCTGATTTACAAGAAGAAAATGACGAAATTATTCTAGATGAACAGGAAGTCGTTAAACCAGCTTCTGATTACACATCTATTAATGCTCTTGTAGAGGCATTCAATCACAAGAAAAAGAATAATTAATTTTAACTTGGTTTATTGTAAATTAAATTAATTTTAATATAAAGGAGATCCAAATGGATAACTATACAAAACTTGTGGAAAAGTGGAGCCCTATTTTAGAGCACGAATCTTTTTCACCAATTAGTGACCAACACAAAAAAGCTGTAACAGCTACTGTGTTGGAAAACACTGAAAAAGCTTTGATGGAATCTGGCGATTTATCAGCCAACATGACTTCACTTTTAAGTGAGGCCGCACCAACAAACGCTGCATCTGCTGATGGCTTCTCAGGCTTATCAACAAACGCTGCTGCTGGTCCAGTTGCTGGTTATGACCCAATCCTAATTAGCTTAGTGCGTAGAGCCGTACCTAACTTAATCGCATACGATATCTGTGGTGTTCAGCCTATGACTGGTCCTACAGGTCTTATCTTCGCAATGCGTGCAAGATATGGTTCACAAGCTGGAGCTGAGGCTATGTTCAATGAAGCTGATACAGGCTTCGCTGGAACTGGTACTCATGCTAACACTTTACCAAATGCTAATACTCAGTTAATTACAACTGGTACTGGTATGGATACAGGTGCTGCTGAGGCTTTAGGTGATGGTGTTACTGATTATGCTGAAATGGCATTCTCAATCGAGAAAGTAACTGTTTCTGCTAAGACTCGTGCCCTAAAAGCTGAGTATACAACTGAATTAGCTCAAGACCTTAAAGCAGTTCACGGCTTAGATGCTGAAACTGAATTGGCTAACATCCTTCAAACTGAAATCTTAACAGAAATCAATAGAGAAGTTGTTAGAACAATTTATACAACATCTGTAGTTGGTGCTTCAAACACTGCTTCTGCTGGTGTATTCGACTTAGACGTTGATGCAAACGGTAGATGGTCTGTTGAGAAGTTCAAAGGCCTTATGTTCCAAATCGAGCAAGAAGCTAACGCTATTGCTAAAGGAACAAGAAGAGGTAAAGGAAACATCGTAATCTGTTCTTCAGACGTTGCTTCTGCTCTTCAAATGGCTGGTGTACTTGACTACACACCTGCTCTTAACTCTAACTCTTTAGAAGTTGATGACACAGGCAATACTTTTGCTGGTGTTCTTAACGGAAGATTCAGAGTTTATGTTGACCCATTCGCAGGCGGAAACTACTTAGTAGTTGGATATAAAGGATCATCTGCATTTGATGCTGGATTATTCTATTGTCCTTACGTTCCATTACAAATGGTTCGTGCCGTTGGTGAAAATAGCTTCCAACCGAAGATTGGTTTCAAGACTCGTTACGGAATGGTTGCTAACCCATTTGCTCAAGGCGATGTTTCTTCACAGGGACTTGGTTCATTGGCAAATAACGTCAACAAATATTATCGCAAGGTGCGCGTTACTAACTTATTCTAAGTTTAAACGTTTACTGAAAGGTAATAATAAAAAGAGTTTAGATTCACTAAACCACTTTAAAGAGGCCCTTCCTGGGCCTCTTTTTTTATTCCCAGATAAAGTTTTCCCAAGGTTCATAACAACCAGCAACTCCAATTGCTGAATTATCACACCCTCTTGCATCGTCCCAAAGCTCTAACTTGATTTTGTCAAACATATCTTTTGTCAGTTTGACCATGTTGACATTTTCCATAAAGATACACGATTTATAATCAATAGACATGGGCTTGACATCGATATGATTTTCTCCAAATTCCTTAATCATACCAGTATATCTCTTATTATCTAAGATGAATTGACACTGTTCAAAAGTATCACCAAATGTTTCTTGACCAAGTTTGGTCCATTTTTCAAATAATTTCATTATGCAATCTCCTTATAACCAGCAGCTTTACCATAGAAACCTAGGGATTCTAATTTTAAAACAATTTCATTAAAAGCAGCACCATTGCTGTTTTGAGGATAGATACCGACTGTCATTGGGTCGTCGATAAACAATTGACAATTTTCCCACATTGGGTTATTGGAAATATAATCATTGATGATTTTCTTTCCTTTTTCAAAGAGATTCTCGTCTCTAGTTCTGACTTCAAAATCAATAATTTCATAACCATCCATAGTTAAAGATGGTTCAGGTTGATTTCCTAATACTCTCACATTCAATTCCATTAACAACTCCTTTTTCATTAATTTTTTCATTTTATAAGTATATTATACTATAAAAGCGAACAAATGTCAACACGTTTACTGTAAAAATGTACGCCTATTTTGCGCCTTACTTATCGTAATATGAGCGGACTAAATAGACGCGAATGTATGCGAGAATTGTCATTACAGCCGAGATTAGAATACTCAGCGTGAAAGGGTCTGTGATTTCCATTACGGAAATGAATAACCACAAAAAGAAAAGATTTAAAGGATAATTGATAACGAGACCAGTACCTACTGTCATAGCGGTCTCTTTATGTTTTTGTTTTGTTCTTTGGTTCATAATACAGACCATACCAGATTTAAACAACCTTTGGTAAATGCTCCCTCATACCAAAGTATTAACATTGCTAAAATTGTAATAGCTGTAAAACACCACACGATTTCTCTTATTAATTGTATCATATCTCTCATAATCTGGCAGCCCGTAGGAGAATCGAACTCCTGTTGCATGGATGAAAACCATGTGTCCTAACCACTAGACGAACGGGCCCAGTATACAAATCGGCGGACCTTCCATATACGCCTATCAAAGGTATGTCAAGATCCGCCTTGGTATTGAACTTCTCACTCACAATCGTCATTTGTTATTTGAGCCGGGCTACCGGACCTGATGACTAATCAGGGATTTCAAACTACCTAAAACTTAAAATTTGGGGCGGTGGAATTTGTGTTAACGCAATTCGTTAAATAATGTGGAATTGTTAATCTTAAATTCCTGCCGCTACCCCGAGCTTTGAGCCCCTATTATTGAAACTCTTAAAAAATCGTAGGTACGTCTCTCGGACTTACATGGTACTCGTTAATCCCAGTCTCGGTTGGTAGCATCCATGTACTACCATCTCTGCCTAAAGGGAATAAAGCCTGGACTGCCGTCCTGTATTCCTCGGTTTCCTTGCGGGGAAGGTGAGGCTCTTCCTTTTCCATTACGCCCCTTCCCTAGATTATAGTACTTCATCTTGTGTTTCCGCACTAGTTTGGGGACTTCTGTATCGAGCGTTTCTTCATACACGGAGACGCTTTCATACCCACTATATTGATTCGTTCTGACCCGTATAATTACATGCATTCCTGCATCGGCCTTCCCATTACTTCGGGCAATACCAACTTTGTACTTCGGTTGATATCCCCGGCTCAAGCTGCCGGTCGGGTTGTCCACCTATATCTTTGAGCCTTCCGATTGATAAGATCTTCTATTCGACTCAGGTTATCCATTCACCAATTGTCTCTGTTGGTGGGGTGTTTCCCTCAATATGTGTCTATTATACAATAAACTTTAGCAAATGTCAACACGTTTACTATAAAAAGTTATATTTTTTTAACGCTATGTAAGATATGCTATATATCGGCGTATTAATCATATATGTACAACCCTAAATACGCTTAGAAATCAAGCTAAAGCGTCCAATTTTAGGTATGCACAGACTTTCTGCCCCTAGGAAACACATCCTGAGCATATGCTATATCTTCATATTGGTTATCAGTCTCATATTCACGCATGAGCTTCATACCATAATTATCTGTTTTATTAACAATCTTTACATCTTTGCGTAGAATTGGAGCATTTTGTCTTGCAGGTAAACCATCTGGTCTTTTAATTAAATTCAGATCCACAAAATGGTGCACTCGACCATATCGTTCTCCAACAGTCACACAATCTGGATGCATTTCTTTTAACATCTGTGATTTGGTAAGTGAAGCGTCTTCTTTATAGTCATTATAAATCTCTGATGTATTGCCACCTTTTACTGTACCTGTTCTCAGTTTTCCACATAGGAAAGAATACATCAACATAGTACACAAACCTCGCTTCAGAACACGAATACTTAAATCTACATCTTCGTTATATTTGCCTCTCCATTTTTCTGGGCAATCATTGTCAATTAAAAAACATGACATAATTCTTGTATTCAGTACATAAGGCGGATAATCAGTTCCATCAACGACAAAAAATTTATATTGTAATCCTGCTAGAGCTATATTTTCAAATCTATCTACAAAATCTTCAGTTGCTCTAAAAATAGCAGAACCTTTATCAACGCGATATCGTTTACTATTATGGACACGCCAAAATTCGGATATATTATCGTCCATCAACCAATGACGCTTGAAACCATTTGCTTGAGAATGTTCCCAACACCAGTTTCTTGCAGGACCCGAGCCCTTTCCATGATTGCTAAACGGAAGTTTTAAAACTGTTCCAAGTGGTCCAATTACTGCTTTATAGTTATCATATTCTTGTGGCTCTACAGCAACATAATACGGAACGCCCATTCTTTCCAAAGCCTTAGGAGTGTATCGGCTTTCCCAGCGTCCTTTTGATATAATATAAATTGGATAACGATTATTCTTCGACATACCTACTCATCTGATTTTGTTCTGATTCTCGTTTGGGATACCAAACAACATGCGTCTTTTCTGTAATTTTATAGTCCATAGCTTCACCAAAGTGCATACGATCTTCCATTGATTTAAATTTCAATGTTAATTGTTTCCAAGCTTCTTTGTTTTCTGATACGAAAGCAGGCATTCCAGCGGCGTACCATTGAATATATGGATTTCGCCATTCTTTTTGTAGCTCTTCTAGCGTATCTACGGGTTTATAATCTGCCATAGTATTATATAGATAAGTTTTTAGGAGAAGAAATCGTCGATGAATTGAAAGGCTAATTCTAAATTCATACCTTTTGCATCAATCGCATAAATTTCTCTACTACCACTTTTTTCAATTTTATCTTCACCAATGCCGAAAGATTCACAGAATTTATAAAGCTGTTTTAGCCTTACATCGAACTCATCGGCTTGTTTTGCCCAAATTGCAACTTTAAGAGATACAGCTTCTTCTGTAGAAACATCTAAGAAACACTGCATTTTCTGCCTGGTTGCAAATTCTAAAGCATGGTTATTAGAAGTAATCCCAAGACGATTCACTCTGTTAGCCAATACAGAATAGTTGTTTACATACCACTCTGGTAAGGTTTCAAAGTTATCGTGTTGGTCCTTCTGAAATTCTTCAAATAGTTCAGAGAACTTTGCCATAATAAAACACTCCTTATAGTGACCAGCAACGGAATTGTCGCGCGGGTCATGTTTTGAAATTAAATAGGATTCGAGTATGAAAGATTGTAGGTCATCTTTATCTGCTTTAAAGCTTTCAAGATTCCTAGCGATGATGTATAAATTATCTGTATTATACCCTTTAGAGTTAATGTGAGAAATGGCACGATTTTTGTTACCCTTTCCAACATATACAAATTTATCACCTTCTTTGTATCCATACACATATTGGCCTAAGGTTTCCCAAAAGGCACCTGGTATAGATTCAAAATCATTATCAAACATAGATTCCTATTCCCAGTTTATAGAACCATTATAATACTTTTAAAAGTATTTGTCAACACGTTTTGGGTATTTTTTTTATCTGATATAGTGCTCTAAAAAGTCGTGCATTATTTCTGGGTCATTATCAACAGATTGAACAATTGTTGCAATACCTAATGCATCATTTCTTTTCATGAGTTCTTTGACTTCTTTTGCTCTCATCTCACCTTTTTCAACTAAGGCTTCATCGGTGAGTGTATGTGCTTCTTGAACTTTAAATAGAGTAAAGTCGTTAACTTTCATTATATTTTAGGATTTCCAAATCTTTACCAGTTCCTCGTGTTTTGAGATAACCAGTTTTGATTAATTCGTCTATTGTTGCGCCTGTGATCATTTGCTTATTATATTGCAATCCCCAGTACAGACCTATTGCAGTGTAAATAATGGCCACTGTTAAAAATTCATAGAGTTCCATTAGCTGCCACCATGTCTCGCTAATATTTTTTCAATGATCCTATCTTGAGCAGTAAGGTCATCATAATGTATTCTATCTTCCTTATCATCATCTTCTTTTTGATAAATGAAACCTTCTTCTAAGGCCATTTTTAAGATTTGATCTTCGGACATATAAGTAAGGCATGCGGCAAGCAAAGTAGTTTGGCGTAAACGACCTGCTTTAACATCTTCCATTAACGAAACGGCGATATTATCAGCGTTAAAGTCTGTAGACATAGACAAATTTCTCCTAATTTATTAATATATATTATTAAGCCGAACCCGGCAACCCTTGGTAACCCTGCCACCAATCTGGCGCAGGTCTACCCCATTCCCATTTAGCAAAAGGTTTTGCTGCATGGTAATAGTTCCTATAAGCTTGCACTGCGTCACCTTCCACTTTACAGGTTGGATAGTGATTCATTGCTTGTGCAAACTCTGTGAGTCCAATGTCAGGTATATTTTTAGGTGCCTTTTGCAACAGAGTACCTAACTTCTGAAATGTAGCATGCTTTCTGTTTCTACGATATTCGTATTCATTTGCCATTGCTACAAAATGATCATAATGCCATTCGTAATTTGTCTTTGATTCTTTTGTCCATGTCGTACAAGGGTGATATTTGTGTACTGCTAGATAATATAAATTGTCTCGCTTATCCCCAAATGTATAATATTCTTGTATTGTTTTGCCTGACTTTGATGGTCTTTTCTCTGGTATGCCATCAAGTAGACGATGAACCGTAGATAGCATTTGAGCAGATTCCACAATCATTTTGGGAATGTGTTTATCACACAAATTCTGCGCTGCTTTGATTGGATCTAGGTCAGTTACAAAAATATTCATATTGTGTAGTATTATATCATAAAAAGTTCATTTGTCAACACGTTTTTAAAAAAAGTGCCGACAAAAGCCGGCACTGGAGTTCACCTATGGACTAGGCGGCTGACAACATGGAAGTTGGGACCCTCCAGACACCGCTGTCAGTCTGAATGTGTTGGTATTTAGGGTTCTTTTTAACTAAAGTTCCAATAACCACTTCACCGGTCTTTTTAGTAAAAGATACAGTATCACCAACCGTAAAGGTTGCTTTAAGTTTTGAGTTATTGTATGCTTGAGCAGATTTAAACATATCTGCAACAGCTTTGAAATCCTCTATTGAGGACATTTTTGAGAAGAGAGAACCGATTTTGTTCATCTCTGATTTGGTTAATGTTAACATAGACAACTCCTATTTCCTATTTCATTAAATTATGGTACCATTATAATTGGATTACTTTGCAATGTCAACACGTTGAGTGAAAAAAGTTACTTTATTTGTAAGAGGTATCTTTATAAATAGTGACGAGGGTGCAATATCTCTCTTAAACAGGATAAAGAAAATGGAAGAAATATTTCAGCTGATTTCGGATGTAGGGTTACCTATAGCCGGAGCGTTGACAATGGGATTCTTCATATTCATTATTATTAAGCAAATTTTTGAAGGAATCGTTGATAGCATAAACACATTAACAATGTTTTGTGAAAGCCTCGAAAACAGAGCTCGGACCATGTCAAATGAGATGGTCAAAATAGATCTGCTCGTGAGTAGTGCACTTGGATTAAATCCTGATATTGAGAGAATAGCTCGGGCAGAGAATTTTATTGAGGACGGAAAACTCGACGTAAGGAGAGATTAATGTTATTTTGTGGCTATAAATGGGAGTTAACTCCTTCTGGCGATATTCTAATTTTTGACGCAGAATCACGAATTGCAGACCTAACATTAGATAAATTTAATTGGAATGTAGGAGATTATTTTGTGGCAAGTGAAACTGAAATAGGCCAACCTATGCTACGTAGAGTAGACAAACGCGTTGAATTTGATAGTAATGAACAATTAAAGTTTGATTTTTAAGATGGATGTAGCACAACTAATATCAGAATATGGCTTTCCGGTCGTAATGGTTGTTGGTCTTGGATATTTTGTCTATTTTGTCTGGCAATTTGTAAACGAAAAATTACAGCCAGAAATAGACAAACAGCATATGCAATTGATAAAGGTAATTGACCGAATGAGAATGCTAGACCAAGATCTTATTCGTTTACAGCAAAAAGTAGATGTGGTATTAAAATATAAAGAGAATGAGAGTCTTAAAAATCAAAATGAAAAACAAACTAAAAAGTAGTTTAATTTTATTATTTGCAATTGGTACTGTTCAGGCAGAGCCAATTGTACACAAGTTTAAAAATCCTTCTTTCTCTGGGATTGGAACTGGTGCTCATTATTTAACAATTGAAAACCAGGAACACAGTAGAAAGAAACAAATAGAAGATGCTTTAGAAGCTGCAAGAAAAGCAGCGGAACGAGAAGCAGATAATACTATACTCGCTAAATTTATTCGTAATTTAGAATCACGTATATACGCCCAACTAGCAAAGCAGTTAGTTGATAATATGTTTTCAAATGACAATCCTGTAAGGTTTGGCTCATTTGTTCTTGAAGGTTCTACAGTGACATATGAAGTACTCACAAATGAAGATGGTACTGAATATATCAAAATGACAATTGTAGGCGAAGATGGAACTACCACAGTAATTGAAATACCAATTGGTAGTGGTAATTTCGGCGGAGGAACAGATGACTCGAATCCTGACGGCGGTTAGTATATTTTTATTCCTCACAGGATGTGCTTCTATACCACAATGGAGCGAGAATCCTGCAAATTGTGCATACGAGACTGGAAAGTATGACGAAGGCTGGGGAAGAGATGTATATACAGGCGTTCGAAAGTTTTACACAAGTCAATTAATATGTGCTGAAAGTCCACAAGTTGTAAAATTACCATCTTATATAGAATTATTAAATTTACCACCAGCACAACAAATGCCAGTCGTTGCAGTATATCAGTTTTTAGATAAAACGGGACAACGTAAAGATTCAGTTACAGGGCAAAGTTTCTCCACTGCGGTAACACAAGGTGGAACGGAATTATTAATAGACGCACTCAAAACTGCAGGAGAAGGTAAGTGGTTTAGAGTAGTCGAGCGACAAGGAATTGATGCTCTTGTAAGAGAAAGACAAATTATTAGAAGTGGCAGAGATGAAGCTGCCAAAGCTCTTGGAGAAAAGCCACAAAATTTAGGACCACTTTTGTTTGCGGGAATGATTATAGAAGGTGGTATAATTGGATATGATAGTAATTTAAAAACTGGTGGCCGAGGGGCTCGAACACTTGGTATTGGATTTAGTAGACAATATAGACAAGACCAGGTGACTGTTTCTTTAAGAGCAGTATCAGTTCTTACTGGTGAAGTACTATTAAATGTCCAAACGAAAAAGACAATTTTAAGTTATGGTTCTGGAGGCGATGTATTTAGATTTATAGAACAAGGAACACAGTTGATAGAATATGAAGACGGTGTAGGAAATAATGAAAGTGTGACGTATGCAGTGCGAACAGCTATAGAAGCAGCAGTGCTAGAAATGGTTTATCAAGGGGATCGTCGTGGTTTCTGGACGATAAACACAAATAACGAGGAAAAGAAAAATGATTAAAAAACTATTAGGCCTAAGTTTAGTTTTTGTTTCCACTTTTGCTCTTGCGCAGGCGACTGACGATAACGAAATTAATATCGACCAACAAGGTGATACGCTGACTTTATATATTGACCAATATGGATATGGAAACAAAGTTGGAGGAGACAATGCCTCTTCTGGCTCTCTTTCAGCAATGTCTATTATTGGTGCAACTTTGAATATTGACATTAATCAAATTGGTAATAGCAATTTGCTTTTTGGTCCTATTACATTAGACAGTTCAACAATAGATCTTACTTGGACTGGAGATAGTAATGTATGGGATTGGAATATTGGTTATATTGGTTCATCAGATTCAGCAGACATTTTATCTGCTATAACTGGTGATAGCAATACTATGGATTTCGATCTAGGTTATAACGCAAGTGCAGAGAGATTAGATTTTGATTTATCTGTTATTGGTTCATCTAATGTATTCGATATTGATATAGATGTAGACGATGCAATTTGGAACTTCGATATTACTGGAGATTCGAATAATATTAATACAATGCAAAAAGATGGTGCAGAACATGAAATCAACCTGACACATGTTGGTGACAGTGCTGATATAGATATCAATCAATTAAGTGGAACATGTCCTACAGGTGTATCAACCTGTAACGGAATTATAACTTTAGACATTGATTCTGAAAATGCTACTATCCAGATTAATCAAAAAGATTCATCTAACGACAGTTAGTATTCTACTATTTTCGATGGGTTCTAATGCAGAGCCCATCGGGAATATCATTGAGCATAAGGGAAGTGCTTCCATTACTCGAGAAGCTGGAGCAACGTTAGAAGTTTCAGACACACAAGTTCCAGATATCGTAATAAATGATACGGCCGAAACCGAGAATGGCCGAATGCTTATCGAATTCTTAGATAAAGCAGAACTCAGTCTTACAGAAAATACAAAGGTATACATTGATAAAGTATACTACGACCCAGACCCAAGCAAATCAAAAATGGCAATGAGAATGGCAATGGGAACCGCAAGGTTTGCATCTGGTCGTTTAGGCATGGTCAACAAAAGCAATATAGATATACAAACACCTACGGCGTCCATTGCTGTAAGAGGAACAGACTTTACCACTACCATAGATGAACTTGGAAGGTCACTAGTTATACTTTTACCAGACCAATATGGAAACCCATCAGGTACTATAGAGGTGTCAAATCTTGGTGGTACTATAGTATTGGAAGAGGCTTATGCGGCTACAATGGTTTCCACATTAGATGACCCGCCAACAAAACAGATTAACATTCAAAACATAACAGCAAATATTATTGACAATATGTTCATTGTATCTCCGCCTCCTGAAGTAAAAAGAGCGTTAGAAGAAGAATACAACGATGAAAATAATCAGGACCAAGGGTTGCTTGATGTTGACTTTTTAGAGTTTAACGAATTGGAATACGATGCATTAGAGGAAGACGAATTAGAATTTTCAGAACTTGATATTGATTTTTTAAATGTAGATTTTCTTGTTGATTTATTAAATGTAATTGATGATCTTGTAAAAACAACAGCTTCATTAGATGATAGTGCAGTATCAAATACTGTGATGGGCGCAGAATTAAAAGGTGCAACTTTCGGTTTAAATTCAGATTCTCAATATAACATTTATGAAGATAATGGTAAAATAATTTTTTATCGTATGGCAAATGGAAAAATTCAATTAGCATTTGCTGTAGATGCTTCAGTAAAAATCAACACAGAAGTAGAAGGATATTCAGGTATTATAGATTTAAATGGTGGTAATGACTCAACAGTAATTATAAGACAAGGTGGATAAATAGATACTATGGACGAATTTGACAAAAAATTAGACAAATGGTTATTAGGATTTAGTTGGTGCCTATTAGGAATGTATTTTCTTTTGGCAGCCGGTAAAGCCTATGCAGATAATGAAATCACAATAGAACAGACTGGTGATAATTTTGATCTAAATATAACACAAACAGGTTATAGCAATATCATTAAACAATGGTCATCTACAGAAGGAATAGATGGTGCAGACAATACAATAGCGATAGCACAAAATAAAAACTATGGTAGTTCTATCGATAAAAACATTATAGAGATTCGTAGAGTTTGGGGGCAAGGCAATAACCTAAAACTTGCTCAAGGATATATCATCAATGCAGATGGAAGTTTTTCTGTAGACAATGATGAGTATGGCGATACCTTTGTTCATGTGAATGTCACTGGTGATTATAACGATATAGAAATGACTCAACGAACAAACAGTAGTTCTGCAGGTCATTGGTATGGATTACATCTTGAAGGAGATTATAATGATATATCTACTATTCAAAAAGAAGGTGGTGGACATACATTAGATTTAGATATTTTTAATGATAATAATATTGTTGATGTTGTTCAAAAGAATAGTGGAAATCATTATGCATGGATAAGACTTGACGGAACATACGGAACAGATATAACACTTTTACAAGATTCAACTGCAAACAAATCATACTCACTCAATCAAACCTGTTATACTGTAGGTGGGTGTTCAGTTTCAGTGACACAAAATTAATTAATTATGAAAACGTTATTACAAAGGACCATACAGGATAAAGAGGTCAATTTATATCCTGTTTGGTTAATGAGACAAGCCGGAAGATATATGCCAGAATATATGGCGATCAAAGAAAAATCAAATGGCTTTTTAGATATGGCTCTTACTCCAAGTAAGGCAGCAGAAATTACAATGCAACCTATTAAAGAATTTGATATGGATGCAGCAATTATATTTTCAGACATATTAATAATCAATTATGCTTTAGGGCAAGAATTAGATTACACACCTAGTCCCGTACTGGGACCTTATAACGAATCTTTTTGGGAAACAACAGAAGGTGACTTTATTCAAAAATGCGAACCTGTTTATGAAGCTATCAGAAGAGTAAGAGAAGAACTTGATGATAGTAAATCACTTATTGGTTTTGCAGCAGCTCCTTATACGCTCTGTAAGTACATGTGTGATTCTGTAGATTCAGATATAGTTAACCGATTAATACCATATATTGTAACTCACCTTTCAATGCAGATTGAAGCTGGTTGTGATACGATACAAATATTCGACAGTCATGCTGGTGATATATCGGAACATGACTTTGATGAAATTGTTATTGAACCAACAAAAATAATTGTTGATATTATTCGAGCACATTATCCTCATGTTTGTATTATAGCTTTCCCAAGATTAGTTGGTGATAAGATAAACAAATACATCGAGATTGTCAATCCAGATTGTACAAATATTAGTGATGATAAACCCGTCGATGAAATACACGGTGAAGTATTACAAGGTGGAATAACAGTACAAAGACTCATAAACGGAGAAGATATAACTCCTGTATTAGATAAAATGAAAGATAAACCTTACGTAGTAAATCTTGCTCATGGTATACATAAAACTACACCAGTAGAAAATGTGAGGGCATTAGTTAATACTGTTAAGGAATATCGTGCTTAAATATCTCACAAAATGGTGGACTGTATTAATAACCATCACTGGGTTTGCAACATTAAGTATTACAAACCCAAATTTTATTCAAAGTATAGAGTATTCTTATTATGACTATCTCCATTCCAAAAAGGAAAAAATTGTATCGAGTGACATCGTCCTCGTCAACATTGATGAAAGGGCAATTGCAAAAAATGGTCAGTATCCTTGGCCAAGGGGCAGTGTTGCTGATTATATTAATTCTGGCCCTGCTGATTCTTTATATGTACTAAATATGATTTATTCCGAATCTGATAGATTCGGAGAGGATAATCAACTAGCAGAAGCAATGGCAAATAAAGCTGTTGTATTATCTTCTGCTCCCACTCAACAGACATCAGATGGAGTTGGCACCTTTGTAGGTGTTGCAACTTTTGGAGAACAAAATGAAAATTGGCTATACTCGTTTCCTGGATTATTGTACCCTGTGGAATCTCTTTCTTCTTGGGCTTTTGGTGTCGGCGCTACTGTTGCTATTCCTGACGCACCAACCGGAGTCGTGCGAAGAGCACCGCTCGTGGTCAAAGCAGCCGGGAATCCCTATCCATCTCTCGCCCTCGATACGTTACGAGTGTTTACAGGAGAACCAAGTTATCAGATGAAAGTCGGCACCAATGGTGTTGAATGGATACGAATGGGTCGACAAGACCCAATTACAACAAATAGTTTTGCTGAAATACCAATTGCATTCTGGAACGAATTTGAACAAATTAGTATATTAGATCCACTTCCAGCAGGAAAGGTTCTTTTATTTGGAGTTACAGCTGAAGGATATGCTAATCCAGTCGCAACCCCATTGGGTGCAAAGTATCCCCACGAAGTTCAAGCCCAGTTAATTCAGACCGTTCTTTCAGGAGTCGAAATACAGATTCCCGACTGGCAGCCAATAGCCGAGCTTGCTCTTCTGGTCCTATTGAGTCTAGGTATCCTTGGAGCGGTCTATATCTTACCCACAACTCTTGCGGTGATAGTGAGTCTCGTTCAGCTCTTTTCCTCTTATGGAATATCTCTGTATCTTTGGAATTCTTTAATCTTCGTTGATGCAACTTTGAGTTCATTAGCTTCCTTAGTAGTTTTTGCCCAATCAAGTTTCAATAAGTATTATATCACGTTTTTAGAGAAACGTCAAATACAAAAGCAATTTTCTGGGTATGCTTCCCCAACAGTTGTTCGTCTCTTACAAGAAAATCCTGCCCTCATTAAAGAAGGTATGAAAAAAGAAGTTAGTATTTGTTTTTCCGATTTAAGAGGATTTACACCATTAGGTGAAAGTTTTGGAGACGATGTACAAGGCTTGACAAAATTAATGAATGGATATATGGATTCAATCACAGAGCCTGTCCTTAACGCTGATGGAATGATTATTAAGTATATAGGTGATGCTTCAATGCATATTCATAATGCACCAATAGAAGATCCCGACCATCCGAAAACAGCTGTTCAGACTGGATTGAATATGCTAAAATCTGTAGAAGAATTTAATAAAAAGATTGTATCGGAAGGAAGGCCTCCAATTGGTATGGGTGCTGGAATTAATACAGGATTAGGTTATCTCGGCGAGATGGGTTCTACCGAAAGGCATAGTTATGATGTACTTGGAGACGCTGTTTCAACCGCTGCTCGTATCGAATCAAAATGTAAAGAATATGGTTGTCTTTTATTAGTAGGTGGAGATACAGTAAAACATTGTCGTGATGACTTTTTCTTTTTAAAAGTAGATGATTTGGCAGTGAAAGGCAAGACAGTAGGTATTGAAATATACACAGTACTTGATTTGGACAAGAATAAATATATTAAACCCACAGAGATGCATGAAGCAATGCATCTGAATTATCGAAAACAAAATTTTGATAAGGCCATTAAAATCTGTAATAACTTGATGGAATGTTTTGAAGGCCAAATGGCTGGATATTACAAAATGTGGATAGAGCGATGTGAATATATGAAAACACAAACGCTACCAAGAGATTGGGATGGAATTTTTATTGCCACGACTAAATAAATTAATTATCGGATTACTTTTTCTGAGTATTCCGGTAAGTGCCTATGTTCCTAAAATAGAAAATCATTACATACCCAACGTTAATCAAAGACATTTAGCACAATTTCAACAAGGGCATTTTGCTCCATACAGCGAACATTATATTCGCCGAACAATTGTAGGCAAAGCTAGAATAATGTCTAACGGTGCAATTATCCAATTACCTTATGGTCCTAAATTTGTTCCTACTTTTCATGATTTACAACACAAACCAAAATTCCAGGAACGTGCTCCACAATTCTCAGTAAATGATGTAAATCTTGACCTAGATATGTCCTCTCCAGATTTTTATTGGAACGAGAGAGAAAAAAGATACATTGATATATTCTTTTGGACCACACAGATACTTGATGTATATTCAACATATAAAGGTATGAAATATGATTGTGTCTTTGAAGCAAATCCTTTATTACCCGAAGTTCCAAAAGTGCATGAAATGATCGGTTTAAAGATAGGTGTTATTGGTGGAATAAAATTTGTTTTAGATGCTGACGAACTTTTTTGGTATGGTTGGAAATTAGGTGCAGGTGTTTCAACTGGAGTTGTTGTAGCAAATAATTTTAGATTACTTAATAAAGCCGAGAGGCAATGCGAAAAAAGATAGCTCGTATATATAATAATGTATCTAATAAAAGATACAAGACATAAACACACATACACACAGGAGGAATTATGTCAAATAAATCAGGGTACGAGATTCGTGCCGACCTACTCAGTATGGCTCAGTCCATATTATATGATAATCTTGAAAGAAAGATTAACGCTACTTATCATCACAACGATAACCATCCAGATGATAAGAAACCTTTACCAGCTCAAAACTTTACTGCTCAAGACATTATTAATGTTGCCGCAGAATTGAATGAGTTTGTGGTCGCTAAGTAATAAATAATATTAATCGTTCATCCTTATTGGACGGAAGTAGTCAGAAGTGACGAAGGAACGCATTATCGTTCATCTGGAAACAGACGGAAGTAGGTAATGAAACCGAAGGAACGCATCTTTGTAAAAGGAGATGTTATGACTAAATATCAAATTGCTTGTTTTAAACATGCAGTCAAACGCGACCTTAGAAACAAATTATTAAGTCCACGGGCTAGAAATCATAAGATTGCAAAATCTTTTGGACCAAAAAACGAAGAGAGATTTTTGCCTAGTTATGTGACTAATAATCCTTGGTATTAAGGTATTAAAAAGGGAGCCAATGGCTCCCTTTCTAGTTTTAAATGATTGCAATCATTATGCTATAGTACTTATGCTGTAGAACATCATTCCCATAAAAATGGAAACAAGAATACACTCCATACAAATCTCACCATTGAATTGCAATCCTTCTAAGAATTGCTTCATTGTATTACCTCTGAGTTTGTTATTTTTGTTTTTCTAGGTAGAGAGCCTGTTGGATCTCATACATAGGAGCTTTTTTCAAATAAAGAAAACTTGAAAGTATGGAAACCATTATGATAATAAATTCTAACATTAGACTTTTTCCTTAGGTACACAAGGTGCCCAAGGCATTACCCAGTATTTAACGAACGATTTTACCCAGCCCCTTTTGAAAAAATTTCTCATAGTGGTGGATTCACTCCCAATAATGCAATAAAAAATATTGTGATTAAAGTAAAAAGCTCAGCATTTTCTTGTATTTTATTTTTATCTAAATTTTTCATACTACCAGTCCTATCAAATAAAATGCTAGTAGCATAAATCCAAATACCGATACCTGAATTATAGAAGCAATAGTTATTTGTTTCATGGGATGTACATTTTCGAGCTTGTCAAAAAATGTATCGTCGACCGGAGGCGATAAATTAACTGCTTTTAAAATTTTTGTATCAGTCGTTTGATTCATTATGTCCTTATGTTAAAATGAATTGTATGCCGATTTGCCATACAATAGTATATATACAAAATTTTTATAATATAATATAAAAATTAATAATATTTTACAAAAATGTTACAAAAGTCCTGCTTTGATTTGCTTTTTGTAAAACTCTTTAAGTTTTTGTAGATGAGGAGAGACATCAGGCGTGAGAACCACACCTGAGTCTTCCATTGCTCGAACGAGCTTTCGTGATAACTTGAGCTCCATTGCGGTGCCCTGTTGATGAACTTCTGTTTTAATTGCCATTTACTGTCTCTAGTAAAGCTTCGATGTCGGAAACTTCAGCCACAACATCGGCCATATTTTGTTTGTGATAAATCCTAGCCATTTTTGCCAAAATGTTTTTAGGAATATTCACATCTTCTGATAGAGAGACAATTGCCTCTTTGATAAAGCTTCTTTCAGCTTCTTGTCGAGTGTATGAATTGGAAATTTCCTGCATACAATCTTTAATTCTCTTTTTATCACTATCGCTAGTGGGTAAAATAATATTACTCATAATCAATCCTTATTTAAAAAATTTTCAAGCCATTCGTCGCCGAAATCGTTGAACCATTCGCTACCAGCATGAAGCAATTTAATGATTTCATACCAAGCAACCCATATTACTACTGGAAGTGCAACCAATGCAACTTTCCCCCAGCGTTTCCAATCTATATTATTCATTAGTTAACTCTGAAGTTAACATAATGAAGTATTCATTAGTTAACTCTCCGATAACCTCAAACTTGCGTCGCGCCTTTGAAAACTGTTTCATAGGCGATTTGAACATTTTACCATTATAGCCAACCAAGTGGCCATGGTCATTGACATAGTAAACACCATTCTTTTCATTTAGGCTTTCACTACCCCAATCGGTAATCTCTTGTAAAACTTGGATTTTACTCATCTGTATGTTCCTAAAAGTTTTGGTCCTTCTGATACAAATTCCATACCGAACTGAGTGCCGACATATATACTTTGCTTTGAGTTGTATTTTAAGTTCACCTTTACGGTATTCATATAAACCTGTAAACTTTCTAACGGCTCGAACCTACCGACCTCTGCTTCGACCTGTTTACCGTTGTCAATACATTCAACGATACATTCTTTTGCGTAGGTCTCGTTCATGTGTTATCTCCATCTCTATATTTGACATCATTTTTGTCAAACAGGTTTCTGGCCCAGCCATCTTTTTCCCAAGGAAGTGGTATCCATTCGCCTTTCCTTTTCTCTTCACTAATATGACAGCCCATATAGGCCACCCAAGTCATGAAGGCCATCATCACTATTATAAAAATTGTATTCACGATTTCCATTATGCAGCCTCCTTGGTTTTAAACCAATCTCTAAGTTTGTTCTCGGAGTTACAGCTGTCACCGTCCTCCATAAGAAATTCAGCTTTATAGTTAGCACGGCCAGAGTTTGATTCTAGACAACCAGTCCAAGTCTCGATTTTCTCGAGAATCTCTTTACGCATCCAGCCATCTTCACGGTTATCAGTGACCTTCATGAAATTTACGTCTCCCGTGAATTGGTCAAAACAAAACTCGGTAATGGTTTCCCATTCCTCGGCAACCTTTGCATGGTAATCCACAACCTCAGTACTAAGGATATATTCCTCAGAATAATCATTAGAGTGAGTGATAAAGGGAGTAACCGCTTCTAGAACGGCATCAACATCGGCGCTATCGCCACAGTTAGGAAGAACATAGGTATCACCACCCTTGAACTTCCAATATTGTGGGCATTCGCCCTTGCCGTCCCAATCATGGGCACCGTAGTTCTCTTTATATTGAGTATAGATGACTAATTTTTTCATATTAAAGTGCCTCCTTTGCAAACACATCAGAAATTGCGTTGTAAACTCCCATTTTGAACATTTCAAGTTCAGTGGGATTTAATTCAAGCTTTCCGTCGAAATGGTTATTAGCATTTTCATGCCCGATTACATCTCTAAGAGCAGACCTGTAAACCGCAGCTCTGTCAGAAGAACCGAAGCCTTCATCTTCAGGCCAATCTCCACAAATCCATTCAGCAGCATCTAAACATCTGTCAAAAACAAATTTTGGGCCTTTTTCAAAAATTTTCACTGATTTCATAACAACTCCTTTATTAATCATTTCCTTTTTCATTTTATAAGTATATTATATCAACTTTAAAAGCGAATGTCAACACGTTAAGTGAAAAAAGTTGCATTAAATTTTTTCTAGTTCCTCTACTATTTCTTCTGGGACATCTACCTTATTTTTTATTAATAATTTAAATATTAAAACTAATAAATCTCTAAAATCCTCTTCATGCTCAAAATCGCTATCAAAAGACGCAAATGTTTCTATACCGTCCTAATCTGTTGTTTTAAATTCTATTTTCATAATATCCCTCAGGAATAATTCCTTTTTCTTGTAGGTAGTCAATACTGACCCACCCAAATAACCAATTAATACTCACATTATCTCCTGTAAATGTAAGCATCAAGTTCAGAGGCGTTTTCAATTCCACCAATAATATCACCAAAATACGTAAAGCCATTTTCACGACCAGTTCTAGGATTGATAACTTTATTGATTGGCTTCCTGCCTTTTACTTTAATCCTATACCTGATAGGATTTCCCCTTTTATCAGTAGCATCTCCTTGGCTGAGAAGTTTGTTCATAGACTTTACAGTGTCTTTGATTTTCTCAAGCTCAAGCATATCTCCTGCACAACCAACATGGAATCTGCCGACCCATGCATCTGTTCTTTGTTTACCTTTGGAATCTTTTTTGATGGTGGTTCCATCCTCCATAGTCATTAGTCCGTTTCTGTCAAATCTCATAATATATCCTTTTTCATTATTGTGTTATTATAACATCAAAAGCCAGAAAAGTCAACCCCTTGAGGTTGACCTTTCCGAAAAGCCTGATTATGCAGCCTCCGCCATTTCAACAGCAACGTTGAGGGCATCAAGTTTCCTCTTTGCGTTGTGTCCGAACCATGCGGCCGCAGCTCTGTAGTCTGCATTCCTACCAAGTTCGTGGTCGGTAATATAGGTGACTGCATTGTAAGCATTCCACCATGTACCTGGAGCAAAATTTGCACCTGGTTGACTATCAACAATCTCCAAGGCTCTCTGAGCAGTTGGGCTAAGGTTTACACCAGTCTTGCTGAGTTCACGCTTGTCGTTAGTAGACACGCCAAAGACTTTACCGAGGAATCTCTCAAAGTCATAGTCAGTGTAACGCTTTGAACCAAGAAACTCTGCAGCCTCTTTGAACTGTGCAATTCTTGTATGTGAAATACCAAGAAGTTCTTTTACTTTTTCGGCATCAAACTCGTTTCTGTGTGATACACGAACCGCTGGTTGGTTATTTTCAGCCAATGCCATAGTCAATGTATTATTACATACCACTCGTGTCATTACAAATTTGACATCGATTGCCTTTCCGTAAAGATGAGGATTAGAGAAAAGAAGATATCCTTTCACTTCGTCTCCACCAAAGAGTTCAAATCCATCACGAACATCAGCTGTTGCAAAGACGATTTGTCCGTCCTTCAAACTACCTGCTGTGTCCATAACCATGTCTCCAGCTTTAACGAAATCAGTAAAGAAATCAAAAGCTTCTGAGTTCTGAACTGGGTTCCAGTTACCACCAACATTGGTTAGGATTTTTCCATCTGATTCCCTAATCAGCGATTGCTGACCTGTAGGAATCTTTTCACCATTCAACTCAACAAATGAGTCGACTTTTTTGACAGTCCAGTCAAGACCAGCTGCCGTTTGCATTTCTTGAGGTGTCATGTCGTCACCGACAGGTACCCCAAGTCCGTGCCAGGGAACCCCGGCTGTTAAACGATAAGCCATTTGAGCTTGACCGTTTATCATTTCAACATTATGTGCCATAATTTATCTCCTTTTCCACAATTATTGATTAAATTTCTCAGTCCAAGCTTTGAAGATATCGTAAGATTCTCCTTTGCTCAAACCAAACTCATCCTGAAGCACCTTAGGGGCGCCGAACATATTAATAGTTCCTGACTCCCTAAGAGCATCCAAAAATTCAAAATATTCATTAAGCGACATCATTAAGCTACCTTTTTGAAACCAAAATCACAGACCAAGAATTGGTCGCCTGAACTATTGTCTTGAATGATATCCCCAACAGAGGTAGAATGCCCTGGGGTATAAGTGTGAACGGCATCAGGATCATTCCAAAGATTGGTAATCCTAAACACATCGTCCAAATCGTCTGCTTGAACCAAGAAACAATCATGGTAGTGAGCTAAACTTGATGAATCAAAATCGAAAGAATCATGCGATGCTCTCATGTTATCCATTTTAGCTTTCCAAGCAGGGGAGGCTTTAATTGCGCCGTCCCAACCTAACTGATTCGGTAGATCCTTATCAGCATCTGAGATTTTAACCTGTCTCACAGTAAAATAATTTTTCATAACAACTCCTTTATTACCTTTTTTCATTTTATGTGTACATTATAATACTTTTAAAAGCAAATGTCAACACGTTTACTTTAAAAAGTTGAATTATTTTCCAGTTGGGCTTGAGCGTCTCGGATTTCGTACAAATCCACCTTAAGCTCTGAAATCATTGCCAGAGTTTCAGGTGGGAAGTGTTCCTTTTGAAGGTGACTATTGAGAGTCAACATTGCCACCTCGGCTTCTTGGAGCGCAAGGACCTTACGCTCGATGTGTTTTATTATGTCCATTATCGTTTAATCACCTTAATATCATTATAACCAAAGAAGAAACCAGAAGCGTCACCGTGACGCATATAATAAGTTTCACGAGCGGCCGATTCTGACCAAGCTTTAATAAAACCTTTACTGATTCCGTGTAAATAAATTTCGTAAATATTCATACCTGTTTCCCTATTTGACTTAACCATTATAATAGGTTTGCTTTTAAAAGTCAACAGATTTTTTAGACTATTTCAGTATATCGTTATAACTTTTTAGTATATTACTGCTTGTGGATTGGGGTCCAGTTTTCGTCCAAAATACCCCGAGCTTTAGAGACTAACTCTTCGTCAGCCTTTTTAAGGATATCTAACATATATGCTTTTTCGTGCTTATATGCTTTGTGGAAGAATTTCTGGTCATGCTTGACAATAGACTCAGTGTTATGAAGCAAGTCAGCTATTTTAATTGTCTGGGACTCTGCCGGCCCTAGAGCGAAGTGGTCTGCGTCCATTTTCTTACGGAACGCTCTATTGCCGTCTTCCTTTTCGGAAACATTTGTGCAATAGTGTACATATTCAGCCACGACTGGGCCAAATTGTTCTTTGATTTCTCTAAATGTCACATCTGTGTCCTCTACCACGTCGTGGAGAAGGGCAGCGGCAATCATTTCAGGCGTATGTGTTACGGTTTCCACAATCTTAGATACGCCTATAGGATGAAGCACGTAAGGCTCGCCCGTATATTTGCGTCTTTGGTCTCCGTGAGCCTGAATTGCCAACATTAGAGCATCGTTGATTAATTTATTTGATGTTTTCATATATACTATATATTAACATAAAAAACTTTAAATGTCAACACGTTTAGTGAACTGTTTGATTTCCTGACTCAAACATCACATCTAGCATATCATGGCAATGTCTGCCATAACCTGCCTTTATCATTTCTACAACACTTGGAAATTCTGAGTCTGTTTTGACTGGTAATGTTCTTAATTCCTCTTGTTTTCTGTGAGGAAACATATCTTTGATGTAATGAGTTGCTGCTCTCTCCGATTTAAAAGAACAAGCAGTGGTTAACCCAAAAGGATTATTTTCAGCAAAACACGCATACATTCGATCGTCATGTTCGGCACCTAGGGAATGGCCTTGATATGTTCCTAAAAAGACTCCCATATTCTCATCAATTATTATGTACCGCATCTTTTTCATACAATTCTTTATATTTTTCCCTTACAGCCTTAAAATGTTCCAAATATTCAGAAGTATCAATAATAAATTCCTGTGGTTCTGAATCATCAACTCCAATTACAATTACACCTTGTTCTATTGGAACGCCTGTTCGTTCTTCAAAGGCTTTAGCATAAAAGGAAACCTGCATACAGTAACCAGAAATGTACTCAAATTCTTTCGGTCTTCTAGATGTTTTAAAATCAACAACCGAAAGTTTACCATCATATTCAGCAATACAGTCAACCTGGCCTGCAGTTTCCAATTCATCGCTATATAAAAAAGCCTCTTGGAACCATATATTATTTATCTTTTTGTCTAGTACAGGTTTCATTGTATTAAACATGAACATATTTGATGGTTGTACACCATCTTTCCAATCTTCTTTATTGTCCAAATAATTTTCACAAATTTTATGAACTGCGGTGCCACGTCTTGCGGCTTGTGAACTGATTCGATTTGCTTCTTCTTCACCGACACGCTTGCGCCATGCAGCAATACTTGCTCTACTGAGAATGCCTAGTACTGTGGTTACGGAAGGGTATGCTTCACCTGTTGGTGTGAAATATCTTCTTCCGCTTTCTGTTGTTTTTCTTGTTATATGGGGTAATTCGATCCCATGATCGTGGTGGGTAAACATAATATATCCTGTGTGTTTTTGATTAGCTGACGTTCACGGTTCGAGAGTCACCGAATAGTTCTTCTCTGAAACTGGAAGCGTCTGAAGCGTTTTCAAAAAAGAAAGTATGTAAACCTCCTAAATCTTCTTTGATAGAATATTCGTAAGATTTTTCTTCTACATTCTCTTGTAGCCAAGTAAGAGCTTTTTCAGCATCAGCTGCTTTTACTTCTACTCGGAACGCTTGTTTGCGTAACCATTTTATTTTGTGATTTTCAATTTCTTGTGTCATAATACTATATATCCAAATATAAAGAATGGCCGAGTTACCCCGGCCACCCTCGTTGTCCTCCTTTAAGCTACTGCAAAAGCAGCATGAACTACGTTTCTATTTGATTCAAATTTATCTTTCGCAATAATATATTCCTTTACGAGGCCTGAGCGAACAATATCCTCGACTCCAAAGTTTACAACTCTAAATGAAGGAATACGATTAAGTACATTAATAAAGTTACCTAATCCACTTACATCATTTTTATTGCGTGAGTTAAATAAGTCATCTTGCCTTGTATCTCCACAGAATATAATTCTTGAAGATTCTCCTACACGAGTGATAATACTATCAAGCTCGTGATATGTCATTGATTGACATTCGTCAACAACGATAATGGAGTTGTCAAATGTAAGTCCTCGCACGAATGAAGATGTCATAAATTTAATTTGGCGTTTTTGCTTCATTATCTCCCAAGCATCTCCGCGACCAAATAAATTATTAACTATGTCTGCATAAGGTACTGAATACACCGCTTCTTTTTGGGCTTGTGACCCTGGCATAAAGCCTTGTTCTCTTGTTTGTACTGCGGAACGAACTATAATCATTTGATCATATTCATCAGTTTGGAGAATGTCTTGTAAGCCCATGTATAGAGCACACATTGTTTTCCCTGTTCCTGCCGTTCCTATTGCGGCAATATTATATCCAGCCTTATAACTGTCAAACATATCTTCTTGAGTGATTGTAATTGGTTTAATGGGTCTCATACTAAATTTTGAATCAAGTGTTCCATTTTTATTACGTTCCAATCTTCTTCTCTCTTTCTGCGATATACGACTCTTTGGCATGTATAACCTCCTTAATGGCGAAAAACGACCAAGAAAGTTTTATTTCCAGTCGTTAATCTTGTTTCCTGTATAAGCTTTATTGTTTTTCATAGACGAAAGCAAATCACGAAAACCTTGGTCAGGTTTCATACGACCGAGGCGCGCAGACTCAATCACATTTTGTCCGCTAGAAATTATTTGTTGTAGATGGGGATTATCTTTTTTGAACTGGTCATATTCGGAAATCTTTAAGATTTTTTCGAATGTTTCGCCAGTATTGGTATCTTTAAATTCGTAAGTTGGCATTAATTAAATATCCAAGCTGTCATAGATTTATTTATAAAATCATTTCACAGATTTCCTTCCAATTAGCAACTTTTTGTATATTTTCATGTTGGAAATCTTTATTGTGGTCATGGTGAATTAATATGGAATTTAACCCCATTTCATCACCAACAATTGCATTTGCGGGTTTATCTTCAACCCAATAACAACCACTATCTTTATAAGGTATTAGAGCTTCATCTTTATCTGCTCCACATTCTAGGCAAATAAGTTCTTCGAACACATTTTTACCAAAGAGTTTCTCCAAATTTTTCATTCTGAGTCGACCTGCGTATGGGTCAGTTGATAATGAAGTAATACAATGGAAAACATATCCACCTTCTTCATTTAACTTCTTGACGTATTTCACAGCATCTCTCAACGCCGGAAGAAACCCTATTGCTGCTGATTCATTGAAATTCTGTACCAATTTTTCACTGAGAGGTTTTGGTATACCAAAGGTTTTTGCAACCTCATATTGATTTTCTTCTACCACCTTATAACCGTGGTCAGTCATCCATTTATAAAAGCCATATTTCCAGTCAAGTAATACGCCATCACAATCGACTAGAATGACTTTGTCACTTCTAATATCTGTCATTTTCTTTCCTTTTTCCATTAAGTGTATATTATAATACATTAATGAGCAAAAGTCAACACGTTACGGTTGGTATTTTTCTTTAATTCTTCTCTTTCGTTTTGAACGCTGATTTCTTTTTCTTTGTTCAATTTTACGGCGATCTTGCGTTTTAAGATCTTCCCATTCAGACTCAGGGAAGTCCCTAAATCTCTTGGCCATATCAAATTCCTTATCTCATATCCATAGGAGTTGTGAATAAGTTAGGAAATGCTTCCTCAACCGTTTTAAGAGTGACACCTTTGACTGGTGTATGTGAAATCATATTATTTGCAAGAAGGTCAGCATCATTATCTTCAATATCTTCTAATAAAGAAATGAATAATGTTTCTCGTTTAATTTGATTTAAATTGTCATATCCACCGCCCTTAATAAAAATCTTTAGACGCCTTGCTTCTCTATAAAGCATTGTGGTAGCATCTGGTAAGTTATTTTTCTTCCAAGGTGGGGCTGTGTCTGGTATTAGAAACTCAATCTCTTTATCATAGATAAGTCTTAATACTGTGCGAAAAGCTGGATTGTCATTCTCTTGTAAGAATGCAACCTTTTCTTTTTTCGATTTAAGTTTGCCGGTTTGAGTTAGAATATCCGACATTGATAATTTTAAAGCCATACTAAAAATCCTGTATATCTGTTATCAAATGTTTCAATTTGTTTTTAACAAAGTAGTTGAACAACAGTTCACGCCCAACT